CCGACGCCTACTCAGGAAATGGAACAGCGCATTAGAATGAGGTTTGCATTTGCCATGTCCTCCTTTGGCAGAATGTTTTTACCTCGTGGCATAACACTAGAAATGAGAGATCTGTGTAGAGAGTGGTCTGTAGACATTGATAAAATTCCTCCTGGTAAGGATTTGTATCAAGTTGATAGATACTTCTTAGAGTTATGGAAAAAAAGGTGTGATGATCCCTATTGAAAAGTTGAAACATCTAATTTATATGATGAGATGTGAATCTATCGGATGGATAGGGATGAAATATATAAAGTGGTTGCAACATCGAAATTATATGTTGAAACTCGAAAATAACATCCTCAAGCAGAGGTTAAAAGAATTAAATAAGGGGTGGGCACATCCTAATTCTTGCCTNCACAAAGAGGATCCATGGGAAAAATGGGATTAGCGGTCCAAGCAATTACACTTTTTGGAGTGGTGGGGNATTCTGTTAGATGGGGATTAGAAAATGCATACTATCATTGACTACAATACATAAATATAGATGGGAACACTGGGAATCTTTTACGAGGAAACATAAATGAAACCAGTAACTTTAATCGGTTGTTTTACACCACTGGTTTTAATTTTTATCGTAATGAAACTTGCTGTTTGGGTATCTGCTGTAAATTCTGAAACCGATTATGTCAGGAAAGAACCTCTACGAAAACGAGGACCCTATGTGGAAAATCCATATGTAGACGTTGATGAAGCGGAAGAAGAATATGGAGATCGCACAGATTATAGATGATGCACTATATCAATACTATGTTGTGAAGCAAGGCAAAGAAGTCCCTAATTGGAGATATATAAAGGACTCCGACTGGTGGATAGAATACCTCAAAGACCTAGGAATAGACCCTAAGAATCCATGAACGAATACGACTATCAAATAAGTCTACGTATAGAAGACATACATTTACTGCATCATTGTGTCATAAAACGTTTGGAGACTTGGGAAGGATCACCTGCTCGGGAAGTGGCAGAGCAAGAACACCTATGGTACTTGAGAGATTCAATGTATCGCATGATATTAGAATACAAATTTGAAAATATGTAAAATGAATTTATTATTGCGTCCACTTGATAACGTAAATGATCCTGTTTGGAGTGTAATTATCTCATTAGTCATACTTCTTGCTGGAGTTATGTGGTATATCGTCTATATAATGCGTATGGCTTTCGATGAGTTGGAAGATGAGTGACCTTACAAATAAAGATGCGGAGCAGGATACAAAGATTGCTGTGATGGACAGCACTATAGAGAATTCTATTCGCCGCATTGAAATGGTTCATAAGCGTGTTGACGATACGAACGAAGAACTAGAAAAACTTCGTGGTCGTATTCGCACGTTAGAGAAGTGGGTCGCTGGNGCTGGTGCAGTAATTGCAGCAGCAACATTTATCATAGGCATAGCAGTATCAACAGAATCAAAGGAGATCGATCATGGGCGCAATGACACCACCAAGCAGGAAATCCTGCTACAACTTCCGAGTAACAGAGATTAATCGTGTTCTTGACGGCGATACTATTGATGTCACCATTGATCTTGGGTTTGACTTATACAAGAAAGAAAGAGTTAGAGTTGCAGGAGTTGATACGCCAGAAAAAAGAACAAGAAATCTAGAGGAGAAAGCACTTGGAAAAGACGCAACCAACTGGCTCAAAGAGAAACTGGAATCGACTATCGCTGGTGATGATGAGTTGTCTGTTAGGACTGAACTTGTTGGCGGCGTCGGTAAATATGGTCGTCTTCTGGGGTGGTTATACATTGGGGACGAGTCAGTGTCGCTCAACGAACAAATGATTGAAGAAGGTTATGCTCATGCCTATGATGGAGGCACTAAGGATATGAACTTAGAAAAACTAAGAGAAATTAGGAGGGAACATGGTACGCTTGTTGACTAAAATTAAAGATTGGGATAAAGTAATGGCAAAGAAGATTCAGGATACTTTGATTCATGACTGAACAGTATCTGGGTAATCCCAATCTAAAAAAAGCGAATACTCCAATTGAGTTCAATTATGAGCAAATTGAGGAGTTTATTAAATGTAAAGATGACCCAGTTTACTTTGCAAACAATTATATTAAAATTGTTTCTTTGGATGAGGGTCTTACCCAGTTTCATCCATATCATTTTCAAGAGAAGTTAATTACTAACTTTCATAATAATAGATTTAATATCTGTAAGATGCCACGGCAGACTGGTAAGTCTACAACTGTGATATCTTATCTATTGCATTATGCTATTTTTAATGATAGTGTAAATATTGGTATCCTAGCAAACAAAGCATCCACTGCTAGAGAATTATTAGCAAGGTTAGCCATAGCATACGAGAACTTGCCAAAGTGGATGCAACAGGGTATTCTGGTATGGAACAAAGGTAACATCGAGTTAGAAAATGGCAGTAAAATTTTGGCAGCATCTACATCTGCATCTGCTGTCCGAGGTATGTCGTTCAACATCCTCTTTCTCGACGAGTTTGCGTTCGTCCCAAATCACATTGCTGATTTGTTCTTTGCCTCTGTTTATCCTACTATTACTTCTGGTAAAAGCACAAAGGTAATCATTGTTTCAACGCCTCACGGTATGAATCATTTCTACCGAATGTGGCACGATGCTGAGAAGAATGATAATGAATATATTCCAACTGAGGTTCATTGGTCTGAGGTTCCTGGTAGAGATGCAGAGTGGAAGAGACAGACCATTGCTAATACCTCAGATCAACAGTTTAATGTTGAGTTTGAGTGTGAGTTCCTTGGTTCTGTTAATACACTTATCAACCCAAGTAAATTAAGATCATTAGTATATGATAATCCATTAACGCAAGGTGGAGGTCTGGATGTCTACGAAGAACCAGAACCTGATCATGATTATATCTGTACTGTTGACGTTGCGCGTGGAGTAGGCAATGACTACTCTGCATTTGTTGTGTTTGATATCACAACATTCCCACATAAGGTTGTTGCCAAGTATCGTAATAATGAAATCAAACCAATGATGTTCCCTAACATCATCTATGATGTTGCCAAAGGTTATAATAATGCGTTTGTTTTATGTGAAGTAAATGATGTTGGCGACCAAGTTGCTGCTATTATGCAGTATGATTTGGAGTATCAAAACATTTTGATGTGCTCAATGAGAGGACGTGCTGGACAAGTTGTAGGTCAGGGATTCTCTGGTAAAAAGACACAACTTGGTGTCAAAATGTCCAAAACAGTTAAGAAGGTTGGAGCACTTAACCTCAAGGCAATACTTGAGGAGGATAAATTAATCCTGCATGATTATGATATCATTGCTGAGTTGACAACATTCATTCAAAAGAATAACTCATTTCAAGCAGAGGAAGGATGTAATGATGACTTGGCAATGTGTCTGGTTATCTATTCTTGGTTGGTAGCACAAGACTATTTTAAAGAACTGACTGACCAAGATGTTCGTAAGAGAATCTATGATGAGCAAAAGAATCAAATAGAACAGGATATGGCACCGTTTGGTTTTATATCTGATGGTTTAGAAGATAATAGTTTTGTTGATGCTGATGGTGACCGTTGGTCTAAAGCATCAGTTGGTGAGTATGGGGACCTAACACATATGTGGGAGTATAATTGATGGAACTTGACGAACAGTATGGGGTAAATCATTTATTTCTTACTGAGAGGACGTGTAGAACTTGTGGTGTTACTAAAGACCTGATTGATGGTTTTTATAAGACACGTAAAAATAAATATGAGTTAGCATCCTCTTATTCGTATGAGTGTAAAGAGTGTACAATAAATAGAGTCAAGAAGACTAAGAAGAAGAAAAAAAAGATACCGGAGTGGGAGTATCCTGACTGGTAGGTTGTTCATGCATTGTTTCCCCGTTCTAAAGATCCTAAACAATAAATAGTTTTAGTTAATTTTTAGGACACGGAGAAACACAACATGGCGACTCCACAATTATCTCCTGGTGTAAGGATCAGAGAAGTTGATTTAACAGTAGGAAGAGCTGATAATGTGAACCCATCGACTGGTGGTTTCGCTGCTCCATTTGCACAGGGACCTGTAGAGGAACCAGTCTTTATTGAAGATGAAGCGGGACTGCTACAAGTTTTTGGCGAACCCTCGAGTGCAGATAATCACTTTGAGTATTGGATGAGTGCATCATCATACCTCGCATACGGTGGTTCAATGAGGATTGTCCGCATGAGCGGCTCCTCACTGAAGAACGCAAACGCTGGTGTTGGTATTGCATCAACAACCACGCTGTTAATCAAAAACTTTGATGACTATAATGAGTCATATTCTTCNGCAAATAATTTTGTATATGCTGGTAAGAACCCAGGTTCTTGGTTGAATAACGCTAAAGTTTGTCAGATTGATGATCTTGCAGACCAAACAGTCGGCATTACTACATCCGATCTTGGAAGACTAGGTGTACAAGTTGGTCTTGGATTCTCTGTAGGAATCACTAGCAGCCTGCCTGGATCTGGTACGGTATCAACCTTCGATGGTTACCTGAAGGGTATCGTTGTTGGTTTTACTACAGACTCAAGTGGCGAATCAACCGTTGACGTTAAGGTAACGTCAAGAGTCTCTACCGCAGGTACGGAGACTGCAATTGTCTATGCTAAGGGTAACTCAACAACTTCCGTCCTTGCTGGACAGACTGTTAAGTTCATCACTGCTGCTGGTATTGCAAAAACTGAAGGTGCTGGCACCGACGTTCCCGCATCATCTGTTGTAACCTCACTTGACTGGTATGAGCAACAAACTCTTGGACTTGATAACGCTACGATCTTCTGGAAGACTATCGCACCAAGACCTGTAACTAACGCATTCTCACTTAACAGAAGTGGTAAAGGTGATGCTATGCATGTCGTTGTTGTTGATGATGACGGAACAGTCACAGGTAACCAGGCAACTATTCTTGAGAAGCACCTCTTCCTGTCTAAGGCGAAGGACGCAGTATCAAGCGTCAACTCTCCAACTAGAATCTACTACAAGACCTTCCTTGCTAATCGCTCTGAGATTCTCTTTGCTGGATACAATGCGTCTCAGGCAGATGATTCTTTCCATGGCACCACTCCAACCGCAACGGGATACAGCAGTGGATTTACTGCTCTTACAACCGGTCAAGGTCTGTGGGGACAGAACGCACAAGGCGTTACATACTCCTCACTTGGCAACGTAACTTATTCCCTGCTTGGTGGTAAGAACTACGATGGTAATGAAGATCCTGAGGCATCTGGTTCATATACAGTTGACCTCGGAGATACAACTGCAGCATACGACAAGTTCCTTGATGACTCTGAGACTGCCATTGACTTCTTGATCATGGGTCCTGGACTCGGATCTAAGGAAGCATCACAGGCAAAAGCAAACAAGATCATCACTATCTGCGAAACCAGACAAGATTGTGTTGGTGTTGTCTCACCTGAAAGAACTGACGTTGTTAACATCAGCAACTCGACAACTCAGACAGCGAATGTCATTGACTTCTTCTCGCCAATCTCCTCCTCATCTTATGTTGTATTTGACTCAGCATACAAGTATGTCTATGACCGCTTTAACGATGTCTTCCGTTACATCCCAGGTAACGCTGATATCGCAGGTCTGATGGCAAGAACAACCAGAGATTCATTCCCTTGGTTCTCACCTGCTGGTCTCCAGCGTGGTATACTGCTGAACTCTGTTAAGTTGGCATACAACCCAACCAAGGCAGAGCGTGATCTCTTGTATCAAAACAGAATCAACCCTGTCATCAACCAACCTGGAACAGGTGTTGTACTCTTTGGTGATAAGACTGGTCTAGCATATGCATCCGCGTTTGATAGAATCAACGTCCGTCGCCTCTTCCTCTTTATCGAACAATCACTGAAGAGAGCAGCAGATGCTCAACTTTTTGAATTCAATGATGAGATCACGAGAGCAAACTTTGTGAACATCACTGAACCATTCCTTCGTGATATCCAATCTAAGAGAGGACTTATTGACTTCCGGGTAATTTGTGACGAATCAAACAACACTCCTGACATCATTGACAACAATGAGTTTAGAGCTGACATCTTCCTGAAACCATCCAAGTCCATCAACTATGTCGAATTGACATTTGTTGCTACTAGAACTGGAATTAGTTTCCAAGAAGTCGCAGGTCGCGTCTGATCTTAATACATATAATAAAATCACCAAGAGGAACCCACAATGGCATTAAGAACTATCTCAAACTTTAAGTCTAAACTTCAGGGAGGCGGCGCTCGCCCTAACCTGTTTGAAGTAGACATCCCAGCATTCCCTGCTGCTGCTCTTAACTCTGATAACGGTGCAGAATGGGATGCAACTACACAAGAAACATTCCGTTTCATGTGTAAGTCTGCAGCACTGCCTGCATCAAACATCGCTCCTATCGATGTACCTTTTAGAGGAAGAACCCTCAAAGTTGCGG